TTGATGTCGAACTCTTTAGCGATTTCTCGCATCCGAGTTATGGTCGTCTTCGGGTCATCCAGCTCTGACAAGGCACCAGCCTTGGTGAGGGGACCGGCCTCGGGTGCCTCAACCCCCCCACGCTTGTCACGGATAGCCTTCTTGAGGTCTTCCTTCTTCAGCTTGGAGTAGCCCGCGAGGCCCTCCTCCTTGGCTGTCTTGCGAAGCTCGGTCAGGACCATGTCGTCCAGCTCGTCGAGCTTCTCCTTCTTGGGGCGCCGGACTGCCTTGACCGCCTCGCCACCTTCAACCCGGCGGGCGATCTTGTCGAGCTTCTCGTTGCCGGTGCTGCGGAGATCCCGTGCCGCCTCAGCGCTGTCGATCCTTCCGGACCGAACATCTCGCGCGACACGAGAGACATGGGCCCGTTCGGCTTCGGTCAGGCTGCGCTCCTGAATACCGGAGCCCTTGATCCAGTCGCGGACTACCTCGTCGTCGGCGAAGTCCTCGTCAATCTGACGGGCCAGCTTCTCCGCATCGGTGCGCAGCTTCGAACCCTCAGGCAGGGAGTCGATGGTGCGCTGAAGTTCCTCACGTCCGGCCTGCTCATCCTCGCGGGCCGCCTTGGTGACATCCACCTTCCGCTGGATGTTCTTCGTGGCCGGCGCCGGGGTGGACATGGTGCTCTTGCGTACAGTGTCGTGGCTGGCGGTGGGCCCCTCGCCCGAGACGGTGAGCCGGCCCTTGCGGCTGACGGGCTCCGCCACCTCGCGGGGTGGAGAGATTGACTTGGCCGGCGGCGTGAAGTGACCCGTACCGACGGCAACGCGCCCCTCCCGACCGACGGGAGGGGCAACAGGCTGGGGGGTCCCTTCGTCCTTCCGCTTCAGGCCGTGGCCGGCGCCCACTTCAATGCGACGGAAGCCCTCCGGTACGGGGGAAGCGAGCGCCTTCTTGCCTGGTGCCTTTGTTGCTGGCGCAACCTTTGCCGGCACAACTTCCTTAGTGGGGGCCGCCTTCTTCGGCACCGCAACCTTCCCCGGTGTTGCCTTCTTCGCCACCCTCTTCGCAGCCTTGGCGGGCTTCTCTTCGGTGGTAGCCGGCGCAGGCTCCTCCAGGCCGAAGTGACTCCGGATGAGGTCCCGCAGCTGTTCCTGGGCGCGGATGTCGTTTTCCAGCTCAGGGTGCATGTTGCTTTCGCTGCGGTGCAGATCCTCCAGCAGGCGCTTGTTGGAGGCAATGTCCGATTCGATCTCACGGAGACCGTCAGCGGGGTCTTTGCGACCCGACACGGCACCCATGTAGACCTTGTTCCACTCGGCCCGACGTGGACCGGAGGAGGGGGCAGGGAGCTGTCGGGCGGCAGCCTTGAAGGCAGGCTGGGGATTGGGCCCATAGGTGCGCGGTAGGTTGGGCACTTCAGCCGGCGCCGGTGACTGCTGGCCTGGCGCCGCTTCTGGGGTAGGTGCGCCAGCCGGCGCCGGCTGGCCGCCCTGGCCAAGGATCTGGCGACGGCGGGCGGCTCGCTCCTCCGGCGTTTCGGTGTGCTGGGTCAGGCCCTGCTTGTTTTCGACGATGGCCTGTGCCCGCTCGGCGTCGCCGGCCCCCATGCGCTGGGCCGTGATCTGGCGGCTGGCTTCAACGCTGGCCTGCCTGGCTTCCGGACTGGCACCCGGGGCGGAGGGTCCACCCATGGGTTCGGGGGTCTCGCCGGGGGTGCGTTCGGTGGCCACGGCCATGACGTAGAAGCCACCCCGGCCATCGGGGGTGACGCGGGTGATGCGGAACTCCTGGTCGCGGTCAAGGAAGATGCCGCGGTCTTGCGCTCCACGCCCACGGGGAATGATCTTGGTTCCCTTGGGGATGGCGTAGGAGATGCGGATGCTGCCTGGGGGTCCGTTCTGGGGGGTGCCCAGCTCCGCGAACCCATAGCCGCGATCAGCGAGCAGCTTGCTGGTCAGGTCTTCAGCGCCACCCTCCTCCAGATTCACGGTCTCCGGGGTGAGACCGAATGCCTCGGGGCCCACCGTCCTGGTCATGATCAGATCGTCGGGGGCCTCGACGGCAGACGCGTCCATCATCGTGACGAACTTGCGCGTCTCCGCATCCATCTCACCGGCTCGGAGTGCGCCGTTGGCGGCGTGGTAGTCCGCGCTCAGTCGAGGGAACGCGGAACCGCCACCGAAGCGACCAGGTTTTGCTTTGTTCTGGGCGTACGCTGCGGCGGCCGCATCGTTGGGGAAGGTGCGGGGGTTGAACCGACCCAAGAAGTCGATCAGTTTAGAGACGACGCTCTGCGCCATCTTCCACTTGGTGCGGAAGCGACCATGCTGATCCCGAGGGTGCATCAGCTCCTCGGCGGTACCCCAGGTATCCCCGATGCCCACGTCTTAGCCTCCTGGTGCGGGTGGTGCCTGGGCTGCGGGTGCAGGTGCCGGTGCAGCTGGTGCCGGCGCCGGGGCAGGCTGTGCCTGCTCCGGCTGGGAGGCGCCCTCGGGCTCCTCAACGACGGAGTACTGGGCATCCATCATCAGGGCCATGTCGTCGTCCCCAGCCCCACCTGATGCGGCGGGCCCAGCGGGGATGGTGGTGTCCTGAACCGGTGCAGCCGGCACTGGTGCAGGAGCCGAGGGAGTGGGACCGGTCACGGCGCCTCCATGGTCTGAAGGCGGGCGATCCGCTCACGTTGGGCGTAGATCTCTTCGTCCTCAGCGATGTCAGAGAACCGTGCCATCCGTTCCTCGGCGGCGATCTGGTCGTTCTCCAACTGCCGCAGGCTGCCGGTGGAGAAGGGTTCGACGCCGGTGGGTGGCTCGCTCGTGTCGTAGGAGGGCAGCTCGTACATCTCCGGGAAGACGGAGCCGGCAGCAACCAGCGCCATGGTCTCGTCACCCTCCATGGCGTAGACGGGGAAGGCGGGCACGTTGACAGCCAGCGCCGCCGTGAGTTCGAGGTGGCCGTCTACGGCCCGCCAGTCTCCGGACAGCGGGGAACGCCGAAGCTTGGCAATCTTGGCGGGGGTGACCTCGGGCACCAGGGCCCCCGAGAACCAGATGCCGAACTCGTCTTCGCCACATCGGATGACGGCAACCTCGTCGCCCGTGTCGTCGTAGTGAACAGCGGCGGCGGCGTAGCCGAGGCGGATGTTGGCGTGCCTGGTGTCCTGGATGATCTTGCCGACCTTGATCGTTTCACCTTCAGCGGTCAGCACGGCGCCAAGGTGGAACGGGTCGTAGCCCTTATTGGACCTGGGCGCCAACGTGCAAGCCCGGTTGGTGACGTCCCGATGGCAGCTGTTCCACAGGGCCAGATGCCCATAGACCTGCCCCTCATCGGTCACCGTCAGCCCGGTGGGGCCCTGGAGGTCCGGCTTCTGGAACCACGTCAGGGGCGGGGCCAGGAGCAGGTCATTGCCGGCGGCGTATTCCATGGCTGCCTCCTCCGATGTGGACACACCGAACTTCTTGAGGGCCGCCTGAATGCGGCTCCTGATCTGTTGGAGCTGTTCGTCGCTATACCTGCTAGCGTTGCCGGCCTGGTTGATGTAGCTCCACGCCGCCCGAGCGTGCTCAACCGTGTCGATGGGATAACGCTTCTTCTTGTCGGACTGGTAGCCCGGGTCAGCGTACTTCACGTCGCCATAGGGCTCTTTCGCATTGTCAGCCATGGCAAACTGCTGCCCTTCGTTCTCCGGACGGTCCCAGGGGGCCCTGATGGACGGGTCGTTGAACTCCTCGGCCATCACCCTGTAGATGTCGGTGATGATGTTGCGTAGGTGGTTCTTGTCCTGTTCGGACACTGCCGGCAGGCCACCATGGGCGCCGGAGATCAGGGCTGCCGCCGCGTAGATGGCGTGGAAGTTTAGCGTCAGCTCGTTGTTGACGATGTCGCCCAGCGGCATCCGGTAGGAGGTGGTGACAGTGGGGGGCATGTTGTCGTCACGCCACAGGAAGGCCTGGTTCAGCTTGGCCACGTCCGCACCGTTGGGTCCGACGCCGGCCCAGGCGGCGATGCGCTTGACGGCGTCATCGTTGTCGAAGATGGCCTCGCGGGGGGCGAGGGGTAGGCCATGCCATCCATCGGGGTTGATGGCGTAGCCCTCGTCCGTCTTCTTCCCTGCCATAGGGATCATGACCTTGGCGCTGACCTTGTCACCGCAGCCGCAGTCACCTTCATCCATGTTCAGGGGCATGTCGGGGTCGTCGTCGTCCCACCAGTCCGCGCCCTCCTGGAAGGAGTACAGCCGCATCTCATCGAAAGCTGGAATGCTGACCAGGGTGGCGCCGCCCACGGTGTATTCGGACGTATACATGAACCCGTTGGCTGGGTTGATGGACGCCACCACGCGGCCACCGGGGTCGATGCTGGCGCCGGCCACCCCCTGCTCCATGAGGTACCGGGCCTTACGCGACTCGGGGATGATCTCTTCGTCGAGGAAGTCGCCCCAGGCGTAGGCGTTGTCCTGGCCCTTATGGTCGGGGCCGTAGGTCACACCCAGGATGCGACCCACCGTCATGGACCCGTCGTGACCCTGACTGTTGCGTTCCCGCCAGTTCAGCGGTAGGGGCAGGGTGCGGTGACGTACCGACCCGGGCTCGAAGATCCTGGTCCGTTGGGGTTCACCGGTGGGACGTCCGATGGGGACGATAGGGCCAGCCCACAGGTACTCCCCCAGCTTCGGCTGCTTCGCGAGGAGCGCGGTGGCCGCTGCGGTGATCGGCTCCAGGTCGTCGAAGTAGGTGGGCACACTCATGCCCGCCACGATGGCGTGCTCCTGGCCGGGGGCGACGCCGAGCGCCTTGCGATGCAGGATGTTGCAGAGACCTTCGGGGTTGGTCGGGAAGTACTTGCGAAGGTTTCTCACGCACCGGTCGAAGTCGTGCGGTACTCCCCAGCGGATCTTCAAGGCACCCTTGCCGGCGAGCCAGTAACGCTGAAGCTGCAATGGCATGCCGCGGGCTGGGTTCGGGTCGACCATTACCGAGCCTCCTCCACAACAGCCATGTCGCACCGACAGCCGATCACTTGATCAGGTGGTCCCATTGGATCACCAGGGAACATCAGAGGGAAGCCACCCACGTCGAATGGCATGGTCAGGGGTTGGATCTGTCCATCAACGGCCTTATGGGAGGCCCGGACTCGCTCGTCGTGACGTGTCCGCCATCGCTTGCGTAGCAGGCGGCCAGAAACCCGAGATTGCTCCAGCCCTGCCGCAGTAGTTCCCGCACCATAGGCGCGAGTCGTTTCCGTCTGGGCAATGACCTTGGCTCGGTTGGGCCACCGTTCGCTGTCCGTCGTCGACAGAACTCGGTCCACTCGCTGTGCCAGTTGGGGGATGCTTTCTCCGGCGTTGGTGCCATCGGTCAGCTCCGCGAAGATCAGGTTGTACACCTCGTCGGGGATGCGGACAAGGAAGTTCTGGGTGGTCGCCAGCTGCGCCATGACGTATGCGTGCCGCGATACCGGGGGCACGTTGGTGGCCTCACTCCAGGCGTCCATGGCGATCTGACCCACCGTGGTCAAGATCGCATCCAGACTGTCGGTCCAGGTTCCCTGAACCTGGTAGACCCCCGTAGGGTCTGGCATGCCACCCCAGTCTCGGAACGGTTGAAGAACAGCCCGCTGCGCCGCCCCCAGGAACCGGCCCAAGGCTGCAAACACCACCGAGCGGAGGCGCTCTTCATCCCGATCACGATTCACCATCGAGGAAGCCTTGCCTACTGAGCATTTCCCAGAGCAGTCCCGCTTCGTGTGGGTGCTGCTTCACCAGCAGAGCCGCGCAGTAACGCTGCAACGTGCCCGACAGGACCGGATTCGCAAGCTCCGGCATCTCCAGATGCTCCGACAGAACCGACATCTGATCCCAGGCGCCAGACAGGAGTCGGGTGGCCTGCTCATCTCCACCTACCCCGACCCGGGTGTGGAGATCGTAGGCGGGGACGTCGCTCATGACCCGGTGGTGGTTGCCGACTAGCCGCTTCCCAGCCACCTCCAGGGCCCGGAGGACGGCCATGTTGGCTACGGCGAACAGAGCCTGACCCCCGGTGGCGGCAGCGGTGAGCGCTGGCCTGGTGCTGTTGTTGAGGCTGGCTGGCCCACCGGGTGTGTTGGCCGCCGAGGACGACTGCGGCAGAGGTGAGGGCCCAGTGGGCTGGATGCCGGTAGGCGGAGGTGGCGGTGGTGGGGGCCCGGCGCCAGGCATGCCCGGCTGTCCTGGCTGCTGCATGGGGGTGACAACGGTGTCGGGTGGAAGGATCTCGTCGGTGTAGCCGGCGATCTTGCGGACCGCGGGGATTTGGAACAGGTTGGGGTCACGTTCCATCAAGGTGCGGGTGAACTTCTTCAGATCCTCCTCGATGGATGGCTTGTCGGACAGCTTGTAGTCGCCCTCAATGAGGACGGTCTCGTCGGAGACGATCCCCTTCTCGTGGAGGTTCAGGGTGTCCTTGAGCCGCTCGGGCCGCACAACCAGTGGCGCGGTGTCGTACCAGAAGATGTACTTGTCAGGGTCCTCTTTGATGGACTTGAGGGCCGGGACCAGGTATGCGGTGGTAAGTGCATCGCAGATGCGCGTCATCAGAGGCTCGATGTGAACTTTGACGTTCTCGGCGCCCACATGCCAAGCCGACCAGTGGTTGGCGTCCCCCGTGCCGGTCAGGATCTCGGGGGCAATGTCCATAGCCAACGCGAACCGGCGGATGGCTTCGGCACGTAACTCCAGGGCCTGCTTGGACAGCTCGCTGGAGAAGTTGACCAGCTCGATCTTGCCGAGGGCCTCCAGCGGCATCTCAACGATGGTGGGGACCACGCCGGCCGCTGTCCCCTCGCCCTTCAGCGACGAACTGCCGGCCTTCAGGAGGCGTTGCGTCAGACTCTCCGCGCCGGGAACGTTCTCGTCCTCGTCGGGGAAACTGACCTCCTTCGGGATGGGCAACAGGCCCGCAGACACCAGCCGTGAGTCGATCTGGGCGAACACGTAGCGGGTGAGCCGTTCGATCTCCCACAGCATCGGCATAGCCGCTCGGGTGGGGCAGTCAGCCCACAGGGACCGGCGAGGGTGCGGGGTCCAGACCCGGATGACAACATCACGGTCAAGGTCGAGGGGGTCCCGAGTGCCATCGGGCCCCAACATCCAGGCGGCACCCCCCCAACGCTTCAGCTCGGAGCAGCTGACCACGTACCACTCGTCATCTTCGGCGTCGTCAACGCCGCGACCAACGATGTAACAGTCGCCGGCCACGGTGAGGTTGATGCCCATGAGTCGTAGTGCTTCAGCCTTAGCTGCCGCGCTTCCGAAGAGACTGTCCGCGAGGCCGGCAACCTTGGGCTTTTCCACCTCCTTCTGCACGCGACCGTTCTTGTCGACCTCGGCAACATAGATCCGGACCCGGGAACAGGCGGACCCCACCCAGTTGGCGGCGAATCTCAACTCACCGATGACGTCATAGAGGCGCCAGGTCTCCTGCTGCCAGGAGTTGTCGCCGAAGTTGTAGGTCTTCCAACTAAGACCGTCGAGCTTACGTATCCGGGCGGCGGAGGCAACGAGGCTCTGGGCCGTGGCTGGCTCATGAACCACAACCTCTTTCTTCTGTCGCCTCAGCGCCATCAGCTACTCGACTTCCGATCCAGTGCGGTCAGGATGATGGCCGCCCCCATTGAGCCGGCCGGGACCGACAGGATGGCGAGCGTGAGGGTGGTGGGCCAGATGACTGTGAGCGGCATGATGACGGAGAACCACATGCTCATGCACCAGGGTGCACAGTGGACCAGTCGACTGAGGAGCGAGTCGGCGCCGGTCTTCTGGATCACCCACCGACGAAGGCCGACGGTGATCTCGTCCTCTGCCACCAGGGTGGCTAGGCGCGCCACGGCAAGCGTCGCCACAATGAGGCACAGAATCAGCACGCTCTTACTCTAAGGGCAAAGATCAGTCAAGAGGTAGACCCTCAGAACTCCGGCATGAGCTTGCCGAGGTCATACCAGGCCTGATCCAGGCCCAGTGTGTATTGGGAGGGGTCGGTAACTCTCATGGCTTTCTTCTCGCCGGCCATGAGGTGCAGGCAGGCGTGGACCATGGCGTCCATGCGGTCGGGCGATTCACGGGTGGACTCAGGATCGAACAGGATCATTTGATCTTCCAGCTCGGGGAACACCCCCACGTGATGGAGTCGCCCCTGCTCATTTCGCATAGCCACGGGTTCGGCACGGGTCCGCTTTCCGTGCTTAGCATGAACCTTGACCATTGACGGCGAGGAGTGCTCAGGGAACAGCCCAAGGTCTATGCATTCCTTGTACGCGTCCTGGAGAACCTCGGACAGGAACCTCTTTCCCAGGTTCTCCTCGTACGCGAGAGTGTCCGCGCCCCATCGAGCCATAGCCCGCCAGGCGGCCAGGGCGGCAGTGCGTCCGCTCTCCTGAACGGTTGCATCTTCAAGGACATACAGGTGGTTGTCGGCTGTGCGCGCCACCACGACGATGCCGAACTCCGCATCCTCGCCGGTGAGGTTGGGGTCCACTCCGACGATGGTGGCGATGATGGGTGACGGGACCTCGGGTACGCGGTTGGTGACGATGTCCATTCGCCGAAACAGGCCGCCACCAGACAGTTCGAGAAGCCTCCCGTATAGCTCTTGTTCACCGAGTGCTGTTCCGTCGTAACGGATCTTCAGTTCTTTCAGAACGTGCGCAGACAGGTTACTGGCATTGTCGAATGTCGATCCGGTGATGACGTAGATGCTGCCGTCGTCACGGGCGAGCCACTCCTGGAGGAGCTTGATTGGCTTGGGGGTGGTGGTGACGAAGGCGCGGGGATGGTCGTTGATCAGGTCGGCCCGGAGCGCCGGCATGAGGCCCTCGTACCAGGTCTCGTACGGCTTAACCCACTTGGCCATCTCATCGCAGAGAACACCCGCGGCGTTGTACCCACGTCCCGTGTCAGGGTCGTCAGCGCCCTCCAAGTAGATCTTGGAACCTTCAGGGAACAGGACCATGGGCCGGGGCGACTGCTTGTAGCGGTGATCGACCTTCCGGCGCCGCAGCACGTTTAGCAGCCCACTGGGCCCTTCGGCATTGATGGTGCGGGAGTCCGCGAGGGTGTCGGCCACCACCAGCCACTCGGTCGGAACGCCGTGCCGGTCGAAGGGGTGCTTCAGGACCCGGTCGACGATCCACTCTGATCCGCTGCGACTCTTCCCAGCCCCGCGCCCGGC